CTGATGCATTCCAAGCTCGGCTGGCCGACAGAAAGGGGGAATTGGTTGACCCTACAATCGCTGCCACACTGGACGAGAAGTTCAAAGCACTCGCGAGTGACGCACTGGATGTTGTGCACAACCGTCTCGCGCTGACAAAGGACCCGAACCTCGCTCTCAAGGCACTCGACACGGCGCAGAAAGCCCTGGGCTACGGCGCGCGTGAGCGGAATCTCAATCAGCAGAATAATTTCGTGGTTGTCCTTCCTGCGAAAACAGAATCAGCGCAATCTTGGGCGGAGAGTCATGGAGGTGGAATGGGGCAGGTCATCGACATCACGGATCGCGACTGATGTTTGAACCTGCCTCTGATCAAACTGTCCTCTGGAGCCCGCAGCCGGGGCCTCAGACGTCGCTACTCCAGTGCCCGGTGTTTGAAGTCTTCTACGGAGGCGCCCGTGGGGGTGGGAAGACTGAGTCCTCGATCGGGGACTGGCTTCAGCACTCTTCAACCTACGGCGAGCACGCTATCGGGATCTTTGTCCGCCGCAAACTCACACAGCTATCGGAAGTTATCGCTCGCACCAAGCAGATTTTCCCTAAAATAGGCGGAAAGTATAATGAGCAGCAAAAAACCTGGACAATGCCGGGCGGGGCTCGTCTCAAGTTTGTGTACCTGGAGCGGGACTCTGATGCGGAAGAGTATCAAGGACACTCGTACACGCGAGTATATGTCGAGGAAGTCACGAACTTCCCGTCCCCCAGTCCAATTAACAAACTACGTGCGACTCTTCGTTCGGGCACTGGTGTTCCTGTTGGTATGCGCCTTACTGGTAACCCTGGTGGTCCGGGGCATAACTGGGTTAAAGCCCGTTACATCGACCCCGCACCCCAAGGGTATCAAATCCTGACGGAAGAGACGGAGCTGGAAGACCCGGACGGCGGGCCTCCGCTGCGCGTTGCACTGGACAGAGTCTTCATCCCCTCCAAACTCGGCGACAACGCACTGTTGATCCGCAACGACCCAACGTATGTCCTGCGACTGCGACAGTCTGGCTCCGCAGCCCTGGTCAAAGCTTGGCTCGAAGGCAACTGGAATATCGTTGACGGTGCCTTTTTCGACGAATGGGATGAAAGTGTGCACCTGCTCTCCGCCTGGGACTTCCGCGCTCTGATGAACCCAGATATGATGCGGTTTCGGAGTTTCGACTGGGGCTCCGCAAAGCCGTTTTCCGTCGGCTGGTGGGCACTTCTGGACCGGGACTACCAACTCAATGGCAGAGTTCTCCCCAGAGGAGCCATGGTCAGATACCGTGAATGGTACGGAGCCAAAGGCCCGAACATCGGCCTTAAAATGACTGCCCAAGACGTCGCGGAAGGTATTATCGAGCGGGAAAGTGGCGAGCGCATTCGTTACGGGGTCGCCGATCCTGCAATCTTCATCCGCAACGGAGGGCCTTCCATTGGTGAAACTATGTCAAAAAAGGGCTGTAATTGGCGCTCCGCGGATAATAAGCGTAAGCCGGGATGGGAGCAGCTCCGTCAACGCCTTGTTGGCGAAAATGGCCTTCCGCTCCTTTATGTTTGTGACAACTGTGAGGACACAATACGTACTGTCCCAGTCCTACAGCATGATGAAAAGGACCAAGAAGACATTGACACCGACAGTGAGGACCACGCTGCTGATGAAATTCGCTATGGTGTCATGTCCAGGCCCTACATCCCACGAAAACCGACGTCTCCAGCCGGGGGCTTGCCTAAAAATCCCCACGACATGACTATTAATGAGCTTCTAGACCTTGCACGCAGGCGACGGTTGGAAGCCGCTGAATAAGGGGCAAGTAATGGCGACAATCAAACGTGCTTCTATTGTGCAAGAGTGGCTGACTGAGATCAAAAAAGCCCTTGCACGGGAGCGGGACTACAGAAAAGAGGCACGTGAGGTCATCAAGATTTACGAAGGTGACAACTCCGACGAACATCCGTTTAACATCCTCTTTTCCAACGTTGAGACTATGGGGCCGGCGCTTTACAACAGCACACCGCGCCCGCTGGTCAAGCGACGGTTCCAGAAAGGTGAAGATCCGGTAAGCAAGGCCGCGGCACAAATCGCTCAAAACCTCCTTGAATATCTCTTGGATACCGACTTCCGCGAGGAAACAACTTTCGATTCCATGACCACGACCGCTGTGACCAGTGCACTAGTCACTGGGCGTGGGGTTAGCTGGATATCTTACGATGCAGATTTCGAAAAGGAAGAAGAGACCGAGCGGGTTGAAGCTGAGTACCTGTGTCTTGAGGAAGTTCCGTGGGACCGCTTCTTGCACGGTTACGGTAAAGTTTGGAAGGAAGTTCCTTGGGTTTCTCGAGAGCACTTCATGTCGAAGGAGGAGCTCGAAGAGAACTTCGGCAAGGATATCGCGAAAAAAGTTGAGATGGTGGCTGTTGACGACACCGTCGATTCAGAGAAGGAAGCCGGTGGGGATGCGGAAAACGCCCCGACACTCGGCCATGTCTACGAAATCTGGGATAAGGAATCGAAGAGTGTCATCTTCATCTCCCCCGGATATGCGGATGGTCCGCTTAAAAAGGTTCGTGACCCGCTCCAGCTTACAGGATTCTTCCCGTGCCCGGAGCCTCTTCGCTTTTTCAAGCGCATCACGGGCCTCACTCCCGTCCCGCCGTATCAGTTCTATCGTCAGCAGGCACGGGAACTTAACCGTGTAACTGTGCGGATTCAGAAGATCATCGCAGCACTCAAGGTTCGTGGTTTTTACGACGACAGCATTGCTGGGATTGATCGTGTCATGCAGGCTGATGACAACACTCTCATTCCTGCAGAAAACGTCGTTTCCCTGCAAGACAAGGGTGGGCTGGAGAAAGCGCTGTTCCTGATGCCGATCGAGAAGCTGGTGACGGTGCTTCAGCAGCTCTACCAACAGCGGCAAGAGATCAAGCAAGTTATCTATGAAATCACTGGTCTTGCCGACATCATGCGGGGGGCGAGTGTAGCGAGTGAGACACTTGGGGCGCAGCAGCTCAAGAACCAGTGGGGCACGCTTCGACTCAAGCGGTCGCAGAAAGCTGTCAGCGACTATGTCCGGGAAACTTTGCGTATCATGGCGGAGATTGCTGTCACTAAGTTCTCCCCTGACACCATCCGTGGGATGACTGGACTGAAGTTTCCGCTGGAGGCTGAACAGGCCCAAGCGCGGTTGATTGCCCAGCAAGCGCAGCTGAACCAGCAGCAGCCGCCGCAACAGGTAATTGCCACCCTTCAGCAGCCCGCTTTTGAAGAGCTTCTGAAACTCCTTCAAGACGACACCCAGCGCTCTTACCACATCGACATTGAGACCAACTCCACTGTCGATGCCGAGGCTACCGAAGACAAACAGGATATGGCGGAGCTGATGAACTCCGTCGCGCAGTTCCTGAATGGCATCGCCCCGGCCGTAGAGAAAGGCGCTCTTCCCTTCGACGCAGCGAAAGCAATGCTTCTCGGTATCGTGCGCCGGTTCCGCTTTGGTCGAGAAGTAGAGGAGATGCTTGCTACTATGCAACCACCGCAGCCACCACAGCAGCCGCAGGGGCCGAGTCCGGAAGCCGAGAAACAGATGCAGGAGTTGAAAAAACTTCAAGCTGATGTGCAGAAACAGCTCGATCAACTTGACCTTCGCTCGAAAGAGCTTCAGCAGGAGGCGCAATTCCTCCAGCGACAGATTCAGCAGGAACGTGAGTTTGCACTTCGGGAAGTTGAGTCCGCGGCTAAGCAGCGTGAGACTGAGCATGCCGCTCGTGTTGAAACCGCCGCGGAGCAGCTCAACCTCCGGCAGCAGTTTGCTGAGGCCACCATGCAATCCCGAGCGGATCAGCTCAAAGAGACTTCATCGAAGATGGAGAGTACGGCGCAATCCCTGTCTCCTGATACACTGGCCAAGCCAATCGTCGAATCCCTCACCCCACTCCTGGAACAGTTCGCAACCCAACTCGTCCAGTCTATTCAACAGCAACTCTCTCAACCCAAGCGTGCCAAAAAGCTCGAAGACGGCACTTGGACCACTTTCTAAAGGAGTATCATCATGGCTGATTTTGTTTTCAACGTTGCTAAAGGTCGAGTGGCTGAACTGGTTAATCGTGTCCAGTCTAATGATCCCGCAAACTCCGCTCTAGTGGCTGTTGTGCTCGCAGCCAGTGGCCTGGAATCCGACGCCACTCTCATTGACGCGGATACGCTGGCGGCTGTTGTTGCTGGTACTACGAATGAAGTCACGAACAGTGGGTATTCGCGTATTGTTCTGACCGATGCTGATCTCTCAGCCATCGCGCCCGATGATACAAATGATCGTATGGATGTGGATATTCCTGATCTTGCGTGGACTGCCATTGTTGCAGGTGACGGATGGTCGAAGATCGTGATCTGCTACGATAATGACACCACTACTGGAACTGATGCGAACATCATCCCGCTGACCTGTCACGACTTCGTTGTCACTCCGGACGGAAGTGACATCACGGCTGTGGTTCCAGCTGCTGGTTTTTACAGAGCGTCTTAAAGGGAAGGTTGTAGAAATATCGCTGACTGTGGCCGCAACCTTTTCATGAGGAAATAACCCATGACTACCGTGACTAGCTCCGAATACACGCAAGGCGCGACTCAACAGGATGGCAAGGTCCGCACCAACGAAGTGCATCTGCTGTCTGATGGCCGGACCATCACATTCGAATACGACTGTGCACAGGAGCTTGATCCGGCTGTTGTGCTTCAGTCCCGAGCCCAGCGAATCAACTCTGAATTGGCAACGCGTGAGGCAGCAGAACTTGAGGCTATGAATGGTGAAGTGCCGCTGACCAAGTACGAGTTTCGCAAGCGATTCACTGCTGCCGAGCGTTACGCCATCGACGCGTTCAATGCAAGCTTTGAATCAAACGGGGCGCTGACAGAAGAACAAAAAGCGGCGATCCGGACCAGCCAAGAGGATTACAAGGCGGCGCAGGCTGTAGCCCTTTCTGATGCCGCGACGATTGCCGGAGTGCAGATGTACGAGTCGATTGGCCTGATCGCTGCTGGGCGTGCTGCGGAGATTCTGACAAATGCCTGATATTTACGTCAGTTCCTCCGGATCGAATACCGCTCCTTATGACACGTGGGCAAAGGCCGCTACGACTTGGCAAACAGGCATTGGTGCCCTCGCCGCAGGAGACCGTCTGCTCGTCGATTCAAATTTCACGCAGACCTATGCTAGTGGGAACCTGACGTTTACATTCCCGGGGACGGTGTTAAACCCAAACACGATATTATCTCTGGACATCATTGACGATTCCTACGCACCCGGCGCTGAGTTTCTTATTACCGCAGGGTCACTGACGGTAAACGGGTCGTTTTACGCAAGGGGCGTAACTTGGAAATGCCCAATAACGTCAGTGTCGAATTACAGCGTGACAATATACGGCGGTTCAGTCGTGGTGTTGAACGTGCTGGAGGACTGCGACATCGGATCACTTGCAGGAGGTACAGGAGCTTCATTATCTCTTGGGAACAACGCAAACATTGATCCTCCGTATATCCGGTTAATCAACTGCAACCTATATCTGCCGAAGCGCCTCACTTTTAACGGCGGGCGTATGGACATCATCGGCGGGGCCATCGCAGGAACCAACTCATCCCTAACCGAGATGCTAGTAGCATCGTCGTCTGGTGAGGGTACGAGAATTAATGTTGTTGGCTTGGATATGTCCGCGCTTCCAGCATCAGCGGATCTTGTCGGTGGAAACATTTCTGAGTCTGGTGTTATTTACTTCGACAGTTGTCGAATGCCGGCAGGGTGGTCTGGTGCGTATTGGAACCAGACTACGACAGCCCTCCACGCTGTTGTGGAAGCTGTTAATTGCCACGAAGGTGATGTGAATTACCATTCGTATAAAGGCGAATACACCGGAACAATTCTCACGGATACTGGGATTTACAGAGATTCTGGTGCGTCTGATGGAACAACGCCTTTGTCGTGGAAGATGACCACGAACGCCAATGCTGCCGAGGTCTTCTCGCAGCTTCGCACGTATCGAATGGAGGTGTGGAACGAGACGGTAGGGTCTCCAATCACACTCACCGCGCACTTCGTTCACGATTCTGCTACGAACCTTCAGGATGACGAGATTTGGCTTGAGTGTGTGTACCCTAATAACGCAAGCTATGTCACTCGGGTGCTTGAAACAGATAGACGTGCAAATCCTGCAGTCGCTCCCTCAGACCATGCGGCCAGCATTGAAACATGGACTGGAACCAGCGGGTTCTCCAATGAGAACAAACAAAAACCAAGCGTGACCGTCACTCCGCAGCAGATTGGTTGGATCAGTCTGCAAGTTGCTCTCTCAACAGCGAGCAAAACGATCTACGTCTGCCCGAAGGTTGAGGTGTCCTGATGAGCCAGTACCAGATCGGCACGAGCTACATCGTTGTCGCTCCGTCTGGCGAGGTGCAGGTCGGCACTTCGTATATTGCACGGTCTCTAGTCACTGTCAGTAGTGGGCCGTCACTCTTAATCGCTAGCGAATCTGACAGTGCCTCAGCCATAACTGCTTCTCGACGGTTAAACATTGCTATAGCTGCTGGTGCGGGGACAGCGCAGCCACTGGCTTCTGTTAAAGTAAAAACTGTTCTTCAGGCCAGTGGTACTGACTCTGCACAACCCTTGACGGCTGCTATCAGTAGTCAGTCGGTTATCAGTCTTAGTTCTGAAATTGACGTCGCGCAGCAGTTGTCTTCGAGAAAAGCTCATAACTTTCTTCAGTCGATTTCCAGTGAGTATGCGCACAGTTTAACAGCCTTACGCTTGATTGGTATGGCGAGTAGTATTGAAACTGACGTTATCTCTGTATTAACGAAAGTTAAGACTAAAGCGCTGGCCACTGCTTATGAAATAGAGTCTGCCCAAACACTTGAGCTCTTTGGTCCGAAAGTCATAGCAATCTCGCAAGCTACCGAAGCCAACTATTCGGCAGTGCTGACACGTTTTGGAGCTGTATCCACACTTCAGAGCGGTAGTGGCGGGGGCGCCTTCCGTAGGACCAAGCGTTCTAGTGAGTTCAATGACCTTTTCAATTCAATCTTCTCAAAAAAGCCGAAAACAGTAGAGCAAGCGGCTGCAAATCTCGAAAAAGCCTTCAAACCTGTCGTGTCTGCGGAAGACATTGAGCGTATTGCAGATGCTCTTGAGGAGAAAGCTCGATATGAACGGTCTGCACGGCTCAAGCGGCAGTATGAAGAAACCTCCACGGCCCTCAAACGACGTCAGAAAGAGCTGGCAGATGAGGAAGAGGCTGTTGTGATGTTGCTGCTGTCATAACCACCGGAATTATCCGGGGATAATGCTAGGGGAAATCAATGCCGCTGTATGAATATCGATGCGATAAGTGTCAAATAAGACTTACACGCTTTCTTCCACTCGCACGGTATAAAGAAACGCAGTTTTGTGAAGGCTGCGCGAATCAGCTGGAGCGTGTGATCTCGGCTCCGGCTGTGCATGGGGACTATCAAGGTTACGAATGCCCTGTCACTGGAAAGTGGATTGAAGGTCGTCGTGCACACGAGGAGAACCTCAAGCGTACTGGCTGTCGTGTGCTCGAACCTGGGGAAACCGAGGGTGTGATGCGGCGACAGTCTACCTCCTCCACAGCCCTTGAGGACAAAATTGCGGAATCCGCAGCGCAAGCAGTAGCTGCAATGCCGCAGGAAAAACTCAACAAACTCGAGTCCGAACTTTCAGCGGGTGCGGACATCTCTTTTGAACGTAAAACAGTAGGGGAATAACATGGCTGGTGAAGAGAGTTTTGATATGGAAGGCGCACTGGCTGAGATCAGTGATGGCCTCGGTTTTGGTGAAGGTGAGATCGAGGATGCTGAAGTCATTGAATCATCTGAAGAGGAGATGAGTGACGATGCAGCTTTCGAACAAGCTACGGATGAAACGGAGGCGACAGGCGAGGAGGAAGCTCCTGCCGAAGAGGCTGCTGCAGCTGACAAAGAAGTTGAGAAGTCTGATGCTTCCCAGTTGACAGCTCCCCGCACATGGCGTTCAGAGGCTGCAGCGGAATTCTCGAAGCTCCCTCCGGTGGTTCAGCAGGAGATTCTCAAGCGTGAAGAGGACATCTTTAAAGGCATTGAAGCCTACAAAGAAGACGCCACTTTCGGTAAGTCCATGCACAATGTCCTCAGCCCCTATCTCCCTGTGCTGAAACAGTATAACATCGCGCCGGAATCTCAGGTAGCCGATATGATGAAGGCCCACTACACCCTCGCCTTCGGGGAACCTCAGGCTAAACTCGACCTCCTCCGTCAAGTCGCCAAAGATTATAACATCCCTCTCGACACCGTCAGCTCTGAGGTCAATGACTTTGTCGATCCTCAAGTCGCCGACTTGCAAAAACAAATCACCCATCTACAATCGCAATTGACAGGTCAGGAACAACAGCGGCAACAGGCTCGACAAGCCGAAGTTGTCGCAAATGTTGAAAAATTCATGGCTGATCCGGCAAACGTCTATGCCAATGAAGTGGTCGATGAAATGGCCAGTTTGTTGTCATCCGGAGCGGAAAAGGACCTCAAGGCGGCTTATGACAAAGCCGTGTGGATGAATCCAGTCACGCGAGCTAAAGAAATCGAACGCCAACAAGCGGAGAAATCTGAAACTGCACGATTGGAGGCAGAAGCAAAAGCGGCAAAAGCCAAGGAAGCAACCGCCGCAAATGTCCGAGCAAAAGCGAAAAGCGGGCGCGCTACGGCGCCGACTGGAAGCATGGAGGACACATTGGCAGAAACTCTCGCGGCCATCCAGGCCCGAGGCTGATGGACTTTAAGGAGCAATCATGACTTCCCCGAATAGTGTTTTCACGGAGCTTGTCTCCACCACTTTCCGCAAGCATCGGAAAGAAATCATCGACAACGTGTCGAATAACAATGCCCTGCTCAAACGTCTGATGTCGAAGAAGCAGATGCGTATTGAAGACGGCGGTCTGACCATTGCGGCCCCGCTCGACTACGCGCAGAATTCGACTTACCAACGCTACAGCGGCTACGATGTCCTGAACGTCGGTGCCAGCGATGTGATCAGCGCGGCTGAATTCCAGTGGCGCCAGATCGCGATCAACGTCGTGGCCAGCGGCATGGAACTCCGCACCAACAGCGGCGGTTCACGCATCATTAACCTGGTGAAGGCCCGCATGAAGAATGCAACGCGCACCTTCAAGAATAACTTCTCCAGCGATGTGTACAGCGACGGCACCTTG